AATCACACTACGCCGCCGTGTCAATAACCAACACCTATCCCGGGCAGCTGCCCCGCCCCGCCGTCCCGCTGGACACCGAGCCACACCGGGCCGCACCCCGGCAAGCAACACCGGCACCCGGCAGGCAACCCGGCAGGCGGGCAGGCGGGACAACCGGACACCCGGGCAGCGCAGCAACCGGGGGGCGCAGCTAGTCCGCCCCGGAACATAGACACAACGCCGCGCCGCGCCCCGTCCGGCGTCTATTGGGCCGCTTGCGACCGCGAAACACCCCCGGAGTGGCCCCCCGTGGGAGGGGGACTATGGGAACAGTCACCGGCACGGGGCGGCATCGGCAGGACAGGGGCAGGGGCACCACTTGACCCGGGCGTTACTTGCGCCCGCGCCGTTTTATATATACGTACCGACTCGTAATTTCGCTGTGTTTCGCCTTGGTTGGCGGTGTGTGGTGTGTCGTGCTGGCCCCCCGTGGCGGTGTCCGGTTTTGTACGGTTTTCTCCACATATTAGGTAACGAAACGGTAACGGTTTTTGTTTTTGTGTCCGTGGTGTCAGTTTTCCCGGGGATATATATATAGGGGGTGTTTCCCTCCCCCCACACCCCCCTCCCTTCCGGTTCCGCTTCGGGGCTTTGCCCCTGCGCGGAGGCCCTTAAAGGCTGGAGCGCGGGGGCGGTGTACGTCGCTATCGCCGTAGCCGCGACGTACCGGTGGGGGTTTGTGGCAGTCGCTTCGTTTTATTACTTCGCTCCTGCCCTAGCTGCACCCCTTGGGGTGCCGGTGTTTTGCCCCCCTTTCCTTTCCTTCGCCTCAGCCCCTCACCCGGGGGGTTCGGGGCTTCGGCTCATGGTTTTCCTTTCCCCCCTTTGGAGGTGGTTGTTGTGGCTCGGCAGGGGCGGAAGGATGGCTGGTCGCAGGATGAGGCGAAGCAGCGGTTTTTGGCGGAGCTGGCGACTGGCGTGAGTGTGGGTGAGGCGTTGAAGGCGGCTCGCCGGTCGCGTTCGACGTATGAGCAGTGGCGTCGGTCGGATGCGGATTTTGTGGCGGCGGTGTCGCGGGTTCGGGATTTGCGTCCGGTGGATGTGGATGCGGTGTCGGGGCATCGTGGTGAGCAGGTTGGTTTTAGTGAGTTTAGTGAGCGGTTTTTGGATGCTCGCGTGTTTCCGCATATGCAGAATGTTGTGGATTTGATTGAGGGTCGTGGCCCGTCGTGGCTGCATGAGGGTATGACTTTTTTGCCGGGTGAGCGTGATTTGATCATGGTGAATATGCCCCCGGAGCATGCGAAGACGACCTCCATCACGATCAATTATGTGACGTACCGGATTTGTATGGACCCGAATATCCGCGTGATTTTGGTGTCGAAGACGCAGCAGATGGCGGAGAAGATGCTGTATGCGATTAAGACTCGTTTAACGCACCCGCGTTATACGGAAATGATCGCGCAGTATGCCCCTAAGGGTGGGTTCAGTAAGGATTCTGAGGCGTGGAATAAGAACATGATTTACGTCTCGGATCAGATGCGTGATTCGGGTGAGAAGGACCCGACGGTGCAGGCGTTGGGTGTGCGGGGTCATATTTATGGTGCGCGTGCTGATTTGATCGTGCTGGATGACACGGTGGATTTGACGAACGCGCACGAGTATGACAAGCAGATTGACTGGATTCAAAGCGAAGTGATTTCGCGTGTGTCGGCGTCGGGTGCGATGCTGATTGTGGGGACACGTTTGGCGGCGAAGGACATGTATTCGGAGCTGCGTGACCCGGTTCGCTACCCGGAGGAGACGTCTCCGTGGTCGTATTTGGCGATGCCTGCGGTGTTAGAGTATGCGGACGATAAGGCCGACTGGGTGACGTTGTGGCCTAAGAGTAATTTGCCGGAGTTGGGTGCGCGGGGTGATGACGCGCTGCCGGGTGATGATGGTTTGTTCCCGAAGTGGGATGGGCCGCGGTTGGCGGCGAAGCGGGCGCGGGTGTCGCCGCGTGCCTGGTCGATGGTGTATCAGCAGCAGCAGGTCGCGGACGATGGGGTGTTTAACCCGCAAGCGGTGAAGGCTGCGGTGAACGGTAACCGCATGACGGGGTTGATTCCTCGCGGCATGGTGGGGTGCCGTGAGCAGGGCATGGATGGTTTAGCGATTGTGGCGGGCCTTGACCCGGCTACGGCGGGGCACACTGCCGCGGTGGTGGTGGGTTTGGATGTTGCCACGCAGAAACGTTACGTGCTGGATGTGTTCAATAAGCCTGGTGTGACACCGGAGGCTATGCGGGACATGATCCGCGAGTGGACGGTGAAGTACGGGATCGCGGAGTGGCGGATTGAACGGAACGGTTTCCAGGGTTTCTTGGTGCATGACCGTGAGATTAACGAGTTTTGTGCGTCTCGTGGCACGGTGATCCGCCCGCATTTCACGGGCATGAATAAGCATGACGCTGATTTCGGTGTCGCCTCTATGACGACCCTGTTCACGGGTTGGGAGGATAAGAACCAGCTGATTGAGTTGCCTTCGACGCATGGCAGTGAGGGTGCGAAGGCGTTGATGGAGCAACTGGTGACGTGGGCACCGGAGCTACCGAAGTCCACGAAGACGGACATTGTGATGGCGTTGTGGTTCGCGGAGTTGGCGTGCCGGGATCGGGTGATGATGGCTCACTCGTATATGCGCACCCATGTGTCGAACCCGTTTTTGACGCCGTGGGATAGGCAGCGTCAAACCACAGTGAATCTTGTGGAAATGGAAGCGCAGAGGGCTTGGAAACCTGTTGGCGCGTAACTGGAGGTAAGTGTGTATCCGTATCCGGATAACGCGGAGCGCGTCGGTTATGACGACGGTATGCCCCGGCAGTCGTTGAAAGAGCTGCGTGGCCTGTATAACCGCATGAAGTCCCGGTATGGGGACAGGGATCAGCGCATGCAGGCGGTTTTGGCGGTGCGTCAGGGTCGCATGCGGGACGTGTACCCGGATTTGTTCCCGGAGGGTCCGTTCGACCGCGGCATTGTCGCGAACATGGTGGATGTTGCGGCCCGTGACTTGGCGGAAGTGCTGGCTCCGTTGCCGTCGTTTAACTGCGCGAGCAGCAAGATGGTGTCGGATACGGCGCGGGAGTTCGCGGAGAAGCGCACCCGCATCGTGAACGGCTATTTGTCGTTTAGTGATGTGCAGCGGCAGATGTATAACGCCGCTGACCGGTATTTCACGTACGGGTTTGTGCCCGCGATGGTGGAAGTGGACGCTGATGAGCGTATGCCACGGATCACGTTTATGGATTCGATTGGCACATACCCCGTGTTTGACCGGTGGAAGCGTGTCAGTGGCGCGTTTTTCGCGTTCTATAAAACTCGTGACGAACTGTTGGCGATGTACCCGGATGCCGCATCGAAGCTGGGTATGCCCACGTCAGGTAGTGAACTGATTGAGGTTGTGCGCTATCACGACCGTTTCGCTGACACGTTGTTTGTCCCGAACAAGGACGGCCTCGTGCTGGATTCCACCCGCAACCCTGTCGGGGAGTGCCTGGTGGAGATTGTGGCGCGTCCCGGTGTGGATGAGGACATGCACGGGCAGTTCGATGACGTGCTGGCGGTGCAGGTTGCTAAGGCACGTTTCGCGTTGTTGAGCTTGGAGGCGGCACAGAAAGCAGTGCAGGCACCTATCGTGTTGCCGCCCGATGCGCAAGAACTTGCGTTGGGGCCGGATTCGGTGCTGCGTACCGCGAACGGTGAGAAGGTTCGCCGCGTCCCGATAGAGGTTCCGTCGTCTGCGTTCGCGCAGCAGGGCATTTTGGATGAGGAACTGCGGCAAGGGTCGCGTTACCCGGACGCCCGCAACGGCAGCATTGATTCGTCCGTGGTCACCGGTCGCGGCGTGCAGGCTCTCATGTCGGGGTTTGATACACAGATTCGTACCGGTCAAGCAATGTTCGCTAAGGCACTGGAGAACCTTGTTGCCAAAGCGTTCATGATGGACGAGAAGCTGTTCGGGTCGGACACGAAGACGCTGCGCGGTAACGCGGACGGGACACCGTACGAGATTCGCTACCGCCCCGAGCGGGACATTAAAGGCGACCACACGGTTGACGTGCAGTACGGCCTCATGGCTGGCCTTGACCCGAACCGTGCGCTGGTGTTCGGTTTGCAGGCCCGCGGTGACCGGTTGATTAGTCGTGATTTCCTTCGGCGGCAGATGCCGTTCGCGTTGAACGCTACCGAGGAAGAACAGCGCGTCGATATGGAAGAAATGCGTGACGCTTTAAAGCAGGCGGTGGCTGGGTATGCGCAAGCGATACCAGTGTTGGCGCAAAACGGGCAAGACCCGGGCGACATTCTTTCCCGCCTGAGCGAAATCATTCTCGGTCGTCAAAAGGGCGAACCCATTGAGGAAGTGGTGTCGCGGGCATTTGCGCCGGAGGAACCACCCACACCGCCGGGGGTTGAGCCGCTTGGTGCGGACGCCGCTGGGATGGTCGGTGCCCCTGGCGAGGCTCCCCCTGGCGGTGGCGGGCCTAACTTGGAGGGCTTGTCGTCGTCCGGGTTGATGCGTGGTGTCGCCCCCGGTCAAGCAGGTATGGCTGCCGGTGGGCGTCCTGACTTGCAAATGCTTTTGGCGGGTTTGACTTCTAGCGGTGGAGCGAACCTGCAAGCGAACATTTCCCGACGCATGCCCGTCTAGGAGGACTGTATGTGCGTGTCGTGTGGCTGCTGGTACAGCGGCAGCGAATCAGAACCCGGTCACCCCGAGGACGCATCTGTGATGCCGAAGGTGCCCGTCAGTAAAGCCGACCTTGGGTCGGGTAAATCCAACAAGTAGGAGGAAACAAGATGCCGCAACCCAATCAGGGCAAGCCCGCATCTGGTGCCCCCACCGCGGAGCCGATCCACGACAAGGGCGGCAGCAGCAGCAAGGGTGACGTTCATTTCGGTCACATGCCCGGTGGCACCAAAGGCAGCAAGTAACACACCATCAATCACGGAAAGGAAGTCGAATGAAAGGCTTGTCGCAAGACTTGTCACTGCATCTAATGTGGCAGGACATTCGGCTCAGTTTCGTGGCGGAAGGAATGTCGTGGCGTCCCGACGTTGCCGCGGACATGACGAACCGTATGCACGAGGCGTGGCATAACACGCTGCTGGAGTTGCACCGGTTCGGGATGCTCGCCACCGATGACGACGATGACGACGAAACAGACGAGTTCGGGCCGACACGTTCCAGTGAACTGATCGACCCGTTCACGTATCAAGTGCAAGAAGACCAGGAGGGGCAGGATGGCTGAACAGCATGGCGGGGCGAGGACGCCCCGTAACCCTGCACCAGTGTCCGGCCCCGGGCAGCTGTCACGCCGAACTGACGGCGGACCACAGCAGACCACCGTTCCCATGACGGGGATGGCGTATGGGGAGAACGCTGACTTCAATGACATGCAGTCGGCGGCTCCTATGGCGGCGGCACCATCGGTGTCCAATACGAGAACGCGGAACACAAGTCCCACCGGACAGCGTGCCGCCGCCACTCCCCTGTTTTCCCCGACGCAACGTCCGGATGAACCGGTGACGGCGGGCGCACCATTCGGCCCCGGCGCGGGACCGTCAATGCCGGAAATGGCACCGCAGGACGCTGACATGCAGATGTTGAAACAGTATTTGCCAGATTTGGAGGTCGCCGCTGACCTTCAAGGGGCACCAAAAACATTCAAGATGCTTGTGTCGTACCTAAGGAACGCATGAACAAGCCTAATGTGCAGTGGCTTGAAAACACACAACTGGATTATTTCAACACTGCCGCCAACATTCTTGGTTACCGCAACCTTCCGTTAGCGTGGGGGTTGTCTTTAGTGTCGTGGAAATCAAAAGACGACCTTAATAGTTTCCTTAATGCTTTCGCCTACGGTCAATCCGGTTCCGGGCAGGGTGCCGCATGAGTGAAACTCTCTACACTCGTGGCTCCAGCGACGCCGGATATGGATACCGCAAAGATCGTGACGCTGTTGGAGATAAGGGCGGTCAAGGTGCGAGCGCACTTCAAAAGTTTCTTGCGGACCAGTGGGAAGGTTCCTACTATCAACTTGGCTTAGACGCGATCGGTAACGCTGTCGGTTCAGCGTTCACTGCCGTCGATGAGGCAACTTCTGGTGCTGCCGCTGGATACAACGCAGCTACCGCGACGGCGGCTGCTGCTCGTGGCGGCGCAACAACTGAGGAAGCGCAAGCCGCGGGCGAGGAAGCACGTCAAGCGACACAAGCGCAGCAAGATGAGCAGGAACGCATCACAGGTATGCGTCCCGGTCTTCTCAGCACCACGCTTGGTGGTGTTGAGTACGGTTGGTCGAACTTTGTCGCCCGCCCCGCGTCTACGGGTGTCATGCTCACCGACCCTGGATCGGCCCCGTACCGAGACGGTTTCCAAGTTGAGGACATTAAGGAAGCGTACGACCGCAGCGCGGAGGTTTCGTTCGGTCGCGCCGTCCAGTCGTCGCCATACAATCTTCTCGGTCGAACACTCGGGTTTGATAACTATGACGTGTGGTCAGACTCCGACATGGAGGCCGCAGATCAAAACCCGTATTACAACTTCTTTAGCGGCGCAACCGACTTTGCACTAGAGGTAGCTCCCCTATCGGCTCGCCCGTTGCGGTTGTCGTTCTTGAACAAGATCGGTGCGCGAGGGCAGCAGGGTGTCCGTTCCGCTGAGGATTTGGCGATTATTCGCCGCGAATACGAGCAGCATAGAAGTTGGCGAAATCAGGAACCAGTAGAACCAGAGATGGCTGGCGAGGGTGCTTCCCCCCGCCAGACTGGTGTTGGTTTCCTTGTAGATCAGACGGCTCGGCAAACCGATCCGGGCAGGATCATGGAAAGCCCTATCCTCAGTGACGTTCAAGGTATTGACAAAGTGAAGTTGTCAAATATCTACGCCCGTACCGATGACCCTGACACAGTGTTTTCCCTCTACATGGCAAGCAAGGGTGACTTTCAGGCGTTGCAAGATTTGATGGAGCGTGCCCCACGCGACGTGTGGGATTTGGGCGAAATGAACTCCGCCATCTACAACGACTTCATCAACGGGAAACCGTTTGAGCCGAAGCCGGGTGATGAATTATCCCGCGTAAATCAAATCTTTGACTCTGCCGCTGACCGCGACCGCTACTTCGTTGATGTGAAGCGGACACTGCTGGATAGTGACGGCAATCCACGCATGGGTGACACGACCATGCCGGGTTCCCTATGGGTGGAGAAAATTAAGGACGCGACCGGTCGGGTT